AGGAAAAGAGAAAAGCATTGCGCCGAATGCAATGTGGTCAAAGCGCCCATACGGCCAGGTAGCCAAGTGCGCACAAGCGCAAGCGCTTCGGATGGCCTTCCCTGAGATCGGATCGTCGCCGACTGCCGACGAGATGGAAGGCAAGTCGATCGACATGGGCGCGGCTGAAGTCGTCGACACGCCCGCACAGATGCCCGCTGGCCTGCTTGAATCGGCCCAGGCTGCGGCGATGGAAGGCCGGACTACGTTCGGTGCGTTCTGGAAGTCCGCGAGCCCTGAAGCCCGTTCTGCGCTTGCGCCGCATCTGGAATCGCTCAAGGCTGCGGTGACTGCTGCTGATGCGCAGGTTGTCGATGCCGAGGTGTCCGAATGAAGTTCGCCGAACAAGGCTCCGGCGCCTGGCTGAACATGCGAGTCGGCCGGCTGACCGCAAGTCGCATGGCAGATGCAATGGCCATGCGCAAAGACGGGAAGCCGAGCGAATCTCGCAACAAGCTGCTGGTCGAGTTACTTGCCGAGCGTTTGACCGGGGATGCAACCCCGCATTTCGTTAGTGCGCCGATGTTGTGGGGAATTGAAAACGAACCGCATGCAAAAGCAGCATACGAAGCAGCAAGCGGAAACCTGCTGGACAAATGCGGTTTTACGCTTCACCCGGAGATCGAGCACTTTGGAGCGTCGCCGGATGCGCACATCGGCGATGACGCAGTGTTCGAGGCCAAGTGCCCGAACAGTACGACGCACGTCAGTTGGCTGATTGAGCGGCAAATGCCGGAGCAGCACAAGCCGCAAGTACTTGCGCAGCTTGCGTGCACTGGCCGAAGCGTTGCCGTGTTCGTCTCGTTCGATCCGCGCATGCCGCCAAACAAGCAACTCATGATCGTCGACTGGATACCGACGCGGGAAGAAATCGAGCATGTAGAGGAATGCGCGCGCACCTTCTTGGCCGACCTTGACAGCATGTTCCGCCAACTGACAGAGGCAGCATGAACATCGACATCAAACCGATTGTTGACGTGGTTGCGGAGCTCATCAAATCGATGCCGATCGCCGAACGAATTCAGGCGCTGAACGAAGCACGCGAACGCCTTCACGCAGTGAGCCCATTCGCTAACGAGCCGATTGATTTTGTGCGCTGGGTGCCTGCCGCCATCGTCACAGCGAACGACTACAACCCGAACAGCGTAGCGCCGCCGGAGATGGAGTTACTTCGCGTGTCGATCATGGCTGACGGGTACACGCAGCCGGTTGTCACCCATGCCGAAGCGGATCAATTGACCGTTGTCGACGGGTTCCATCGGACCCGCGTCGGCAAAGAGTTGGCGGACGTCAAGGCCCGCGTGCATGGGTTCCTGCCCGTGGTCCAGATTCGCAAAGAACAAGCCGACAAAGCTGACCGCATCGCATCGACGATCAGGCACAACCGCGCCAGGGGCAAGCATCGTGTCGACGCGATGTCGGACATCGTTGTCGAACTAAAGCGGCGCAACTGGTCCGATGAAAAGATCGCCAGCAATCTTGGGATGGATGCCGATGAGGTGCTTCGCCTGTGCCAGATCACAGGCCTGGCTGAACTGTTCTCGGACCAAGAGTTTTCGAAGTCGTGGGATGTGGAAGGCGAGATCACAGAGTCCGATTTCGTCGAGCTAACGGACGACATCACCACCTACGGTGACGAATCGGACTCATTCCGCACGCTGAACACTGACGACGAAAACCGGATCTTTCACACCTACGACAAGTGGGAGTGCCAAAAGGCGGGGTTCTACCAGAACACCAAGGACGGGATCAGCAAGGCCGATGGTGAGGAAGCGTACCGAGTTTTTCTGTCAGACATCCCGCGCTTTTCTGCCGCGCTGGATGGCGTCTTGTCGGAGTGGAAGAACTCCTGCGAGCACTACCTGACGAACTCGGCGATGAACCGCGTGGCGTGGCTCGGCCAGGCCGCCATGTGTTACGCGACCGGCATCCCATCGGCTTTCCGAAGCGGGTTTTTCTTGCTGACCGATGAGCAGCAAGACGCCGCGAATCATGCGGCGCTTGCTGCGCTGAACAAGTGGCTTGCCGCTAACGGGCGAGAGCCGGTGACGATGGACGAAGCCTACTCGGGCAGGCAAGCGGAGATCTACTGATGGCAATCAAACGATATCGGGCTGACGACGTGCTGACTGCCGCTAGGCGCAGGATTGCGGAGACGTTCGACAGCGTCGAGCGCGTGTACCTGGCGTTCTCTGGTGGGAAGGATTCCAGCGTGCTGTTTCACTTGGTCATGGAAGAAGCGATCAAGCGAGGACAGCGGGTCGGCGTGATGTTCATCGATTTCGAGGCTCAGTATGCCGAGACAATCTCGCACGTGCACGAGATGTTCGAACTCTACAAAGATCACATCGAACAGCATTGGATCTGCATCCCGATGCTGTTGCGTAACGCAGTGACGAACTTCGAGCCGCGCTGGGTGTGCTGGGATGAGACAAAAAACCGCTCTGGATTCGAGACAAGCCGGCCGGCTGCACGACTGAGAAGGACTATCCGTTCGCCCAGCCGCAGATGGAGTTCGAGGAATTCATCGTGCTGTTCGGCCAGTGGTACGGCCAGGGCAAACGGACAGCCGGGTTCATCGGGATACGCGCGCAAGAAAGCCTGCATCGGTACTGCGCGGTAGCGACGTGGGAAAAGCGCGATCTGATGATGAACGAACGACGGTGGACCACCAAGATCGTCGACCAGGTCTACAACGTGTACCCGATCTATGACTGGCTGACAGAGGACATCTGGCGGTTTCATGCGAGGTATCCAGACAAGCCGCACAACATCATCTACGACAAGATGCAGATGGCCGGAGTGAAACTGAGCCAGCAGCGGTTGTGCCAGCCGTTCGGCGACGATCAGCGGCGCGGCCTGTACCTGTATCACATCCTTGAGCCTGAAACGTGGTTCAAGCTCGTTGTGCGAGTGAACGGCGCGAACTCTGGGTCGCTGTACATCAACGAGACCGGAAGCATCAACGGGTACAACAAGATCAGCAAGCCAGCGCATCACACCTGGCGCAGCTTCTGCAATCTGTTGCTTCAGACGATGCCGAAGAAGACGCGCGATCACTACACGATCAGGTTCAAAAAGTTCATCTACGGATGGAACCAGCGAGGGTACTCATCGATTCCGGAGGAAGCGCCGCCAGAACTCGAAAGCAAGTGCTGGGCTCCGTCATGGCGTCGTATGTGCAAAGTTCTGCTGCGCAACGATCACTGGTGCAAAGGGCTTGGTCAGACGCAACCGAAGTCAGATGCATACAAGCGGTTCAAGGAAATCAAAAAGGCGAAATCGATGGCCGCCAAAGAAATGGAGGCAGCATGAACGAGTCAACATCAGTAGCCGAATACAACCCGATCGCCGCCGGCCTGGCAATCGTGCGTCAGCGATACGCGAATGTCGCGTGGGATCTGAAAACCACGAAGGGCAACGCCGAAGCGCGGGCGGCCCGAAAAGAACTGGTGACGCTGCGCGTGTCGCTGGAGTCCAAGCGTGTCGAACTCAAGGCCCCGGTTCTGGAGCGCGCCAAGCTGATCGACAGCGAGGCAAAGCGCATCACGGCCGAACTGCTCAAGATCGAAACGCCGATTGATGAGCAGATCAAAGCCGACGAAGCGCGCCGCGACGAAGAACGAAAAGCACGCGAGGCGGCCGAGGCCGCACGCATCGCCGACATTACAGCGCGCATCCAGAAAATTGCCGCGATGCCCGCCGACTATGCCGGCCGATCGTGGGTCTTGATCGAGAACGCGATAGCCGATCTTCAGAACTCGCCGACGTTCGACTACATGGAATTTTCCGAGCGGGCAGCCAACACGACGACGGCAACCATCGTTCGCCTGAACGAACTGGCCGACGCAAGCAAGGCCGCCGAGGATGCCGCGCGCAAACTGGCCGAAGAGCGCGCCGAACTGGCTCGCCAGCAGGCCGAAGCGAAGCGCCTGGCCGAAGTCGATGCCGCCAAGATCGCCGAAGAACAGCGGATCGAGCGCGAACGTCTTGCCGCCGAGCGAAAGGAAATGGAGCGCCAGCAGGCCGAAGCCGCCCGCGCGCTTGCCGAGCAGCAGCGTGTCGAGCGCGAGCGGATCGAGGCCGAGCGCGCCGAGCAGGCCCGCAAGGATGCCGAGGTGCGCCGCATCCAAGCCGAGCGGGATCGCATCGACCGCGAGGCCCGCGCAGCCGAGCAGGCCAAGATCGACGCCGAGAACAAGCGCGTTGCCGACGAACTCGCCCAGCAGCAAGCCAAGATCGACGCACAGCGCGCCGAGATCGAGCGGGCGGCCCGTGAGCAGCAGGAGCGCGAGCATGCCGCTGCGCAGGCTCAGGCCGATAAAGAAGCGGCAGCGAAGAAAGCGGTCACTGCGGCCGATCCCGCGCGCCCGACGGATGTGCAGATTGTTGAACTGCTGGCCGGTCACTACCGCGTGCACCCGGTCGAGGTTATCGGCTGGCTGCGCGGGATTGACTTTGCTGCGCTCGCGCCTGACTTGTTGAGTCTGGCCGCATGAACCTACTGCCCCGCGAACGCGAAGTCCTGGCCTGCGCCGAGCGCGGACTGTCGTGCAAAGAAACCGCCCGAGAACTTGGCATCGCATCGAATACTGTGCGCGTCTATCGGCACCAGGCGATGCGCATGCTTGGCACGTCGCGGATCGTTGTCGCTGTGCTGTCGGCGCGCGAGAAAGGGCTACTGTGAACCTGCTATCAGTCCTGCAGCCATCGCCAGAGGCGCGCACGATCCACCGTCGGCTCGGCCACGTGCTCGAATGCCAGCGGTTCGAACTGCTGCAAGCGAAGGCGAACATTTGGGAACCGGGCGAGACGCCAGAGCCGCGCCCTGAACGCGGCCCGAAGCCGCCGCCGATCAGCAAGCCTCGCGGCCGCGCATCGCACGACGTGATTCTTGCGCACATCGGCGCAGTGCCGACGACTGTGCGGGACATCATGGCGGCCACCGGCCTGAAGATGACTGCGGCTTACAACGGAATGAACGTCCTGCTCAGCAGTGGGCGAATCAAGAACCTGTCGCGGTCCGGGCACATCGGCCGATACGTGCTGACTGGTGTTGTGCCTGTAGTACCGCCGAAGGTCGTCAAGCCGCGCAAAGTCCGGGCAGATCCCAATGCGCGACACGACACGAACCGAGCGCAATTGCTGCTCGCGCTGACTGACAAGCCGCAGGATTACAGGCAGCTTTCGATAGCTACCAGACTGCCCGCGCATGTCGTCAAGACGTGCTTGTCGAATCTGGTCGACAAAGGGCTGGCGAAGAACCACGCGGCATCGGGCCAGCGCGGGCAATACACGCTGCCAGCGTTTGCGATGTCGAAGGAACCGAAGGGATGGTGCGACTTGTGATCCACTATCACGGCCTGCCGATCACACCATCAACAGCAGCTGTGCGCGCAGTTGACGCCGGGCACGCGTTCGTTTCGTTCGCCCACTCGGATCAACTTAACGTCGCCGTTGAATGCTGCCAGTCGTTCGCAATCGACAAC